CCCTTCAGGTGCGGGCACTGCTCGCAGATCGCCAGCCGCTCATCAATCTGCCGCTGGCTGCACTTGGGCTTGCCCGCCGCATAGTGATTGGCATAAGCCACCGCAAACTTCGCCACCTGTCCCAGCTTTACCCATGCCATATCAATCCCCCTCCTGCTTGGCCCTGAGCTGTTCCAGCCGTGCCTGCTGATCGTGGTCAGACCCGCCTGCCACAGACCTGCCTGTTGATGTCCTCACATCATACGGCCAGAACGGGTGACTGGTTGACGGCTCCACGTATGGCTCCGCAACCTCAGTGACCTGCCGCTCATGTTCAGCGTTGTCCCGGATGCCTGCTTGCGTCTCTTGGATCAGCTTGTCGATGTACGCTCTGGCCTTGTGGAGATCACCCAGTGGGTCACCCTTGTACCTGAACCGTGCGATGTACTTCACGACATTGCCGTCCAGATACCCGCAGCCCAACGCCACTATCGCATCCCACGCCTCCATCTCACCTTGCGTGTAGTGTTCAGGCCGCTCCACCTTGTCGTACATCATCCCTCTCCCTTCACCAGCCACCACGATGCCAGCGGCTCAGAGGTCAGGTGGATGGTCACGTCCATGTCGGCACACCAATCACTCACCGCGTGCCTCACCCGCGTCCATCCCGGCTCACCATCCTCCAGCCTCAGCCAATCATGCCCCGACACAATGCCTCCCGGCCTCACCTTGTCCCACCAATGCCGCAGGTCACGCCGGATGGCAGCCCGCCTGTGGTTGGCATCCAGATAGATGAAGTCAACACCATGCCTGTTGAACCTCTCAGCCGCGTCCACTGAATCCTCAACCATCCACTCAACCCTGTCGCCAAACTCCTTCAGGTAGCACGCTGCTGTCCGGTGGTGGATGTCATCCCACCACGCCCTCTTGGATCGGTATCTGTCCACGGTGTACAGCTTCTTCAACCCGGATGTCGCCAGCAGGTGACGGCTGAATGTTCCCGTCTCCACACCCAGCTCCACTCCCACCGCCAGCTCATGGTCGTCAATCATCCGGCCAAAATCCCACCGTGTCCGATAGCCAACACCCTCTGTCTTGCCGTCAACAACCCGCATGGTCATCTGCCCTCCCTCCTCCTGTACTCATCCAACAGACGCCCCTTGGTGGTGCTTGCCGCATGCTTCCACCTCTCCTGATGAACATCCCACAGGTACAAGTCCAACACCCCCGTGGCCGACACACTCACATATGTCACGGGCAACGCGGCCTCCTCCTGTCCGCTGGCGGTGGGCGTTGGGTCAGGCCAGTACTCACCGCACCGTGGCCCCCACAGGACATTTGACACTGGCCTGTCGTACACCGGGAATTGTTCTGATGGGTCATCCATACCCTCCATTGTCCCGGATCTCCGATGGTGGGAGAATCCCGTTTCACTTTGGCACACCCTCCAGCCATGACTCGATCAAGCATGCCGTCTCCCAGCACTGCTCCATGCTGTCATTCGGCCTCTGGTCTATGAACTGGAACTCATCCAACAACCGCTTGGTCTTGGTCGCCCTCCCTTGGAGCCATGACGCACTCTGCGTGTCTCCTCTGCCGGTGTGCCGTTGCTCCAGCTCTCCCGGATCTGTCGTCAACACAATCCACTTGTCCCTGACACGCTCTCCCACCGGGCACTCATCCTTCATCTCCTGAACCGCCAGCACTGTCTTGCGACCAAACAGCCGGTCACCCTCAAACACCACGCTGGCCCCCCTCATATGCCGCTCCATTGACCAGACTCGCAGCACGCTCAGGAACTCAGGCAGCACCGCCATGCTCAGTTTGTCCGTGCCTCCAAATATCCCGCCGCTGTAATCCCCCATCACAACAACCAACCGCTCACCCCGCATCAGCTCATGGTATTTCAGCAGCCTGATCTTATGCACTGGTGTCGATGGGAGGTCAGGGAACACCCGCTGCATCAACGTGGTCTTGCCGGTTGCCGGCTCACCACCAATACCCACCATGTTAATCGACACGCCACCCCTCCCTGATCACGGTATCCTCTGCTGCTGCATCTGGGCATTCTGTGCTTCATCCTTGAACCGGCTCTCCATCCCTGCCTCCAGCTCCCTCACCTCCTCAATAGTCACCTCCCCGTCCAGCTGACGCAGATGTGCCTTCAGCGGCGCCAGCTCCTCTGTTAACAACTCCTGTGTCTTGAGTACATCCTGCCGCAGATTCTCCAGCGTGACCTGCTGCTCCCTCAAGGCATTGGTAGCTGAGTCCACCTGCCGGTAGACCATGAGGGCAACGCCAACCACCAGTGACGCCACAGCCGTTGATACCGTCGTCATGACGGTTGCATCCACCAGCTTCCTCACCCTTGTTGGCTTCTGTTCACTCATGCCTCCTCCTGCTCCAATACCAGCCACGGTGCCGCGTCAGACACGGCCATCCAGTTGATGCTCCGGTTGAGGTCAGCGTTGGCCCCCTCCTTGCGAGTGATGTCCACCATGACAAGGAATGCCGACAACATCGTGCCCACTGGAATCCGGTACACCTCTGACTCACCGGCCAGCCGCTCGGCAAAGTCAGCGGGCAACCTCAGCTCCACCGACAGTGTTACAGCTTTCTCAAGCTCATTATCCCCCACAGCCGCCACCCTCCCCCGTTCCACATCCACCGCCACCGCCGCCATCCGGGTTCAATACCTTCAGCACCTGTAACCGCTCTGGTGCCTTGTAGTTGGGGATCTTGTACCCCTTGGCAGCCGGACTCTGAGCTGGGATGGCGAGGTGCGATGGCTTCAAGGCATTTGCCGTCGCCAGCACCGGGTTGTCGCACGGCACCTTGTCCTCCCCGCCATGAGTATCGGAACAGGTCAGGCAACCGCTGGGAGGGCATCCCTGTATCTCCTGCCAAGGCTCATCCGGCCCGTTGCGACTGAACATTGGAACCCGTTGGCCGTGGCATTGGTCAGCTGTCAGATACCTGCCACCCATTGATACCCCGGTCTTGTCGATGATGTTCCCATCGGCATCCCGCCTGTATTCATACTCATAACAGAGGGCCATCGTCACGCCTGCCTTCTTGCAATGCTCACTGAATATGTCCAGTGCCGCTTTGCGGTATGACTCCTGAATCGTGTACATGCCTCCAATGACTTCACTGAACAGGCTGTCGAACAGATCCCCCCGGTCAAGCCCGCCCTCCCCCTTGCTCCCGCCAAACCTCGCACGCATGTTCCGCACAATCGCATTCCGGCTTGGCGTCACAATCTCAACAAACTTGAAGATCAGGTGGTTGGCACCCTTCTCAGCCAGCTCATAGATCAGCTTCACGATGTCCTCGTTGTTGGTCACGCCGGCACAGATCGGGTTGACCTGTATGGAAACATAGATGCCTTGCTTGCGCATCTCTGCTACCTGATCCAACTGCGTGTCCAGTGGAGGTGCCTTGGGACTCAGCCGCTGCCAGTCATCCCGGTTGGAGGTGTTGATGCTGAACTGCATGTAGCTGTACTCATTCTGCTTCAGGTAGTCATATGCCCAGTCAGGTGCGATCTGTCTCGTCAGGAAGAACATGGGCAACCCGTTCTCCAACGCCACCTCTGCTGTCTTGCGGGTGTTGTGGTAAATCTCCTCCAGCGGGCAGAACGGATCAGTGAAGCTGCTCATGTAAAATGCCGTGGCCGTTCTCATCTTGCGCACCTGCTTCCGCACCTTGTCTGCGTATGACGGATCAACCACCACCAACCCCGCGCCCCGGTATCCCCGTGTGCCGTTGTTGATGTAGCAGAATCCGCAGCCCACAGGACATGTCCCGCCATAGGGCTGGGTCAGGAGGGCATCAGTGAAGCATGGCCTTGCCCGCACGCCCGCATCCTCAAACTTGCTTTTGTACCAGCCCCTGAGCGGGATGTTCTGATCCTTGATCACGTGCGGGATGGGATCAAGATAAACAATTTCAACTTTGCGGTTTTCAGGCTTGGCGTTGCGCACCATCCCGACATTCCAAACTTGGAACCGCCTGCCCTTGTCGTCCACCTGAATGTCCGTTGTCTTGTCCGCAGGCTCATTGCGCATACCCAGCTGGTCTTGGTACTCACCCTCTGCCTTGTGCTCACCAGCACCCTTGGCCTTGGTGCGCTTGCTGCCCTCGTCATTCAGCTTATCGTCAATCAGATTCTGTATCAGGAATGCATCCTGTTCCATGTCGTCACCCTCTCACAATTATGCACCGATGTTCCAAAACAAAACCTGCCCCTTCATCCTGCTCATGTTCCGGCCCAGCCACAACCATGTCTTGAGATCATAGTACGGGTTGGCGGGGAATGGGCAATCAGCAGCCACCTTGTCCTTGTAGTTGAAGCCCTCATCAATCATAACCAATTCCACCTCCGACACCCCCCCTGATTCCATTCCATTCTGGATGTCTACGTTGTCGCCTAGCGCAGCCGCAACTTTGCCAGCCACATACCGGCCCACGGCTGACTCTGTCCGTGAGTAGCCCATATGGAGCCATACACGGGCATTCTTGACCATCCCCTCCCTCACAATGCCCGCAATGACCCCGGCTGCTATGGTTCCAGAGCTGATCGGCACGATCCATTCCTGCCTCCCGCTCCAGTCCAAGTCTGGATGCGGGCAGACTGTCCGACCAAACTCACGTGCTGTCTCGTCCACGCTCTCCAGCAGCTTGAGGGCATTGGGCATCATGTACCCGCCCGCCGGCAAACTCCTCTTGGCAATGTGGAACAGGATAGCTGAACGCCCGGCTGGGAGTGAGGTCAACATCGCCCCGTTGCGGCCTGCCTCAATCTGCTGTGGCCTCAGATCATCACCGTCTGCCTTGTACTTGGGCCAGAAGTTCAGGCACCGCTTGCCCTGATGCTTGCAGATGTACGCCACGGCCCAGCCCGCCTTGGAGTGGAAGGTGTCCAGCACGCCCACCAACCCCTCTGGCCGCTTGGCAAGATGAGCCTCCACGCCCCGGATCTTGCTGAACTGCGGCCCCGGATATGGTGCGCACAGATCCTCACGCTTGACCCACACGGCCCGGCCCCCAAGTTCATACCGTTCCAGCGGTGTATTCGACACAAGCACGCTCATATTTGTGTACCCCCTCTCACGCTCCTGCTGGCCTCCTCCGGCCCTCCCTCATTTACTGGCTAAAGTACGGGCAATAACACCCTGAATTGGTTAGAAGCCAAATGAGGTGGTTTCAATGGTACTGTCAACTGACTACCCCCCGCGCCCACCCCGGTGCGCCTAATCTGTAGATGAACCCCTCATCCCGGTACAAGGGCATCAGCTCCCTCCGGCACCCAAACCAGCCGACCACCTCACCCAGATACCCTTTGGGGATGACCCGCTGCCGTGCCTCCCAAAACATCGGCCCAGCGTGCGACAACTGATCCATCATCATGTCGATGTCGTGTCCCACGTAATACTTGCCCTTCACCAGACTGTTCACATCACACAGACTTGTCTCCAACTGATCCAGCCCCGCAAACGGCACACCCGCCTCACGGCATTGCTCCAGCAGCCGCTTCTGTTCCTCAACGTCAGTGGCGCACTGCTTCCAGTCCAGTCCCGTCACCCACTCCATCCCCGGTATTGGGCCTGCCTTTTTGCCACGGCCACCAACACCGATGTCATTGGCCTCAATCTCAAACCCCAGTGAGTGCTTCAACAGGTCAGCCCACTTGTAGCTTGCCCACGGCCCGCAATGAGCCAGCTCCTCAAACGCCGCACGCGCACCAACCCAGCCCAGCTCCCCGCCGCCACCAACCTGCTTCTCAGCCCACTGGGTAATCCCGCCAACCCGCCGCACGGCGGCAAGCACGCTTCCAAGATGCTCGGCCACTCGATGAGGCTGCCCCCTGAACCCCCTCCTCTCAACCCCGGTTGGCAAATGGAATGGCACCACTTGGTCTGGCGGTTCTGGATACACCCTCCACGCCCTCTCTGTGGAGCCAAGATGGTAGAAGGCAACGTACAGAATCGTGCGCCACAACCTGACGCTCATGGGAAGGTCATGGTGTTCATAGACATCCCGCAAAACAGGATAGGCTGGGTCAATATCCGTGCTGGCAATGTGGGCCTCACTGAATGTGCAAAATGCCTCCAGCCGCTGGCGCAACTCATTCGATGTAGCCATCAACCGCATCACCCAGCTTTCTGTGCTTGGCCCGCTCCAGCTCCTGCTGGGCTGTCCCGCACTGATGCATCTTCGCACGATAGTACATCACGCAACTGAGCCGCTGATACCGCTTGAAGCTGGCATTGCCAAATGGCGTGTTGCCGTGCCACTCATGAACATCCGCTAGACAGACACCCCCGGTGGACATATCAACCGCCACCCGGTATTTGGGGAACACCAGATATGCCCCCGTGTAACCTCCGGCCCTCATGACCGACATCACCCCCAACCCCGGTTTGTAATCACCGGCATCCTTGTGTACTGCCGTCTGCCAGTTGCTGTTCACCGTGATGGTGGTGAATACGGTTCCGGGAATGATGAAGTCACCGCTGGTATCCCCCGTCACTTGACGTTGAGCCTCCCACCGCTCTGGTGCCTCCTCCCGGAATACCTCCGAACAGGCTTGGAGGTATGGCAGGGCAGTGTTCCATTTCTCTTTGTTGCTCATGCTCCACGATGTCTGCCGACAGTAGGGCATGCGAACTGACCGGTCAAAGTATCCGATGATGCCGCTGTTCACCGGCTTGGCTTCATTGGTGCGGCTGAGTGTGCCGTCTGCCTTCCTGCGAACAACCCGCGTGCCGTCAACAATCTCCACATTGCCCGGCAGGTCACTCACCTCATCCGGCTGGACAGCCCCCGCAGAGATGCCCCGGTTGCGGCTGGTTTGATATGCGCTGGTGAGGGAGCTGAACGCTGACTCGCACACCGCGTTGGGGATGGCGTCGGCAGCATAGTGCATGAGCAGATCCCCGTTGGGCTTGTACACCCGGCAGGATTCCCCGCTCACCAGAACATCAAATGAATCCTCATTCAGAAGTGTCCCGGCCAGCGCGTTGCAATACTTGTCGTCCAGTTCATCAGTCAGCCGTATCTCCCTGACCATTGGCTTCTCTCCTCACAGCTTCCAGCACCGTATCTGTTTGGTTGGTCGTCTCATACTTTGATTGCAGCTCCTCTGTCATTGTAGTGAACTCAGCGAATGACTCCACGTTGAAGAACAAATGAACCATGCGGATCTGCGATGCCTCATCAAGTGCTGCGGGGATTCCCCCCGGCTGCTCCCCGGCTGAGTCTACTGCCGCCCCGCTGGGAACCAAGTCAGGGGTGTCGCCATGCTGCTGTATCAGTGATTCCAGTTGCGAGGCATTCCACCCAACAGCTTCAGTATCCTGACCGCCCTCCTTCAGCTCTCGCAGCAGGTCAACCAGCTTGGTGTAGTCCCAATTGCGGAACTCCCCTGACCGGTTGTCGGCAATTGACCGGGCAACCGCCGCCAAGTTGCCCTCACTGACGACAACCGCCGCCACATGCGTCCAGCCCAGCTCCATCGCAGCCGCCAATCGCCCATTGCCCTTCCTGACAATCATGCCCTCCTCTTGGACTACCAGCGGCTGATCCTGCCCAAACCGTTTGAGACTCCTCTGGATGGCTGCGATACTTTTGGAGTCATGGGTGACAGTGTTATCCGGGTCAGCGTTCAGCAGCTTGATGTCTATCGCCAACCCCCGCAGTGGCTCTGCTATGTGATCCAATTTCTTCTTGCCGCTCTTGGCCATCGGTGTCGCCCTCTCATGTAATGAAAAATGTCCACCCGGATGAGCGTGCGATCTGTAACACGCTGTGGCAGGCCCGGTGTGGTCTTGGATTCTATCCTGCCGTTGTCCTCTCTCCACGGTGTTGTACCGGCACCGCTTCAAGTCTGCCACCAAGTCAGAACGGGATGTCCTCACCTGATGCTCCACCCGCCGCAACCGCAGCCCCCGCTCCTGCTTCCATAGGGGAAGCAGACTCAGACGGTGCGCCCCCACTACCCAGCATCTGCATTGTCGTCGCCGTCACCTTGATCTTGCTGCGTTTGCCTCCAGTGTTCTTGTCGTCCCACGTGTCCATCTTGAGCTTGCCGGAGATCAGCACGCTGCTCCCCTTCTGGCAGTATTGATCCGCAATCTCTGCCGTGCGGCCCCACAACGTCACGTCAATGAACAATGTCTCCTCGACATACTCACCATTGGCCTGCTTGCGCCGATCATTCACCGCCAACCCGATGTCGCACACCGCCAACCCGCTGTTGGTCTGCCGCAACTCGATGTCTCTGGTGATATTCCCGGCCAACGTGACCTGATTAAAATTCGCCATCACTCATACCCTCCAACCAGTGTTAAACTTCAAGCTGGCTACACACCAACCCGTTCTGCCTCCTCCTTGATACTGAACCGGATTGCATCAGCGTCAGTGTCGAGTCGATACCCACGCCGCACCCTGCTCACCATCCTCCTCTCCCTCTCATTGAGCCAGAGTGTAAACGGGTTCAACGTGCGCTGACCCCGGATGTCCTCTGCCTCTCCATTCTCTGTTCCCATAACCGCCAACAACTGCAACTGCGACCGCACAGCCCAACGAACAGCAGCCCCCAGAGTTGTCAGCCCGTATGCCCTCCGCAGCTTCTCGATGCGCCGCCGGTCTGCCTTGGTTGCATTGATCGTTGTTCGCATTCTGACTTCATCATTGGCTGGCTTGTGCAACCGTGGCCGCCCCGGTTTGCCTTTGGTCGCTGCCCTCATATTCACATTCATTCCAATCGCTCCCTCACGCATTGTTATCCCCTCCCAATATGTTACGTTGCCATATCACAAAACACAAGCAGCCCGCCCCACCTCCGGGGCAGACTGCCTGCTACAATGCGCCTCCATGCACGCTGTCTCACGCTGACCGATACTTGTCCAACAGGCCAAAGTGCTTCGCACAGGTCGCACCAAACCCGGCCCGCACACTCTGCGGGTCAGTCAGTGTCTTGCGGCAGAAGCAGCACCGCCCGCTCTTTGTGCCATATTCCTTCACCATGCTCACTATGTCGCTGTTGAGCAGGGCAAGCAGTTGATTGAGCCAAGCACGGGTGCCCTCCTGTCGCCCCTTGTAGCTCAGGTACAGCTCTCCATCCGGCATGATGCGACCATACCAGTCGTTGTGACCATATGAACCTTCAGACGATATGTTGATGCGGCCCTTGTTGGGGCCACGGCTGATGTACTTGAACCGCACGATACCGTCGTGGCTCACTCCCTCAATCTCTGAGCAATCAAACTCGACAGAGGGCCGCTGGAGATTCTCACTTGCCCTCACAAGCATATCCAAAATGGCTTCCGTGTGAGGATGAATCTTCTTGTCCTTCTGCCCGGTGATCGCTTCTGTGACGATGCGAACCGCTTGGGCCATCTGCTTGTCGCTCAGTTTGTGATATGCGTTCCACTTGTCTGAGAGATCCCCGGCAAACTCCTGTGTTCGGACAGATACCCGGTAGCTGGGAACATCGGCATCATTGTCGGCGGTGGGATGGAGGCAAATCATGCCGTTGTCAAGTTTGAGGCCATGACTGATTGCGAACAGGTATTGCTGGATCTGCTCAACCGTCAGGTCTGTCGTGTACTCAGTACCATCCCCGGAGGTGTACGTCATCATCCGGTTGGGGAGGCCCAGCCCTTCATACTTTCCCTGATCCGGGTTGGAGTCTGAGAGGGCATCGAAGCTGGTGATGCCGTTGGCTACGGTCTGGCCGCAGGCTTCAACAACCCGCCGCACCAGCTCATCCATCGACAGCCCGCTGATGAACTTGTCTCGGTTTTTGTTTGTCGTGGTAGTCATGTCTTGGTTCCTTGAGTGAGGGGTGTTGTTATGCCGTGATGTCGAATGCGTTCTGTTCTGAGCTTGCGTCTGCGTCCATGCCCATGAGCTGGGCAACTTCCGTCCA